CTTTGTGCGTTCCTAGCGCAGCGGGAGTTATTGTTCATGCGGGTGCAACGAGCGGAGGAACTTCCCCTGCTCTTGGCGTTCTGATGGGTGTAGAATATGTTGATTCGGTTTCAAAGAAACCTGTCTTTAGAAACTTTTGGGCTGGATCAGGCAGCGCGGGGGCGGACACAAACCATCCCATAAAAGCGTTTGTTGCGGATGATCCAAATCAATTGTTTCAAGTGGCTTCTGATGCTACTTTGACAGATCGCGCTACTGCTTTGGCCGCTGTTTTTGCGAACGCCTCTCTTGGTACATCCGCCCGCACGGGCTCTACCGATACAGGTAATTCAAACTCAGCTTTGAACGTAGCGTCTATTGCTGTTACTGCAACGTTGCCGTTGCGGATAGTAGGAATTGTAGATGATTTCGCGAACAATGATTTTACTGCGGCGGGTATACCGTTTAAGGTAAGAATCAATGCTCATTTCAATGCAACAACAAGCCGTTTTGATTCGCAGACCACTGCGACATCAACGGGCGTTTAAGGGAGGGTATAGAATATGGCTATATCTCGCGCACAACTAGCGAAAGAGCTAGAACCCGGACTGAACGCCTTGTTTGGTTTGGAGTATGATCGTTACGAGAACGAACACGCTGAAATTTTTGAGGAAGAAGCTTCGGACAGGGCCTTTGAAGAGGAGGTTATGCTTGGAGGTTTTGCAACAGCGCCAGTTAAAGGTGAAGGCACTGCCATCAGCTTTGATGATGCTCAAGAAACTTATACAGCGCGTTACACGCATGAGACGATTGCACTGGCCTTTTCCATTACGGAAGAAGCTATTGAAGACAATCTTTATGATCGTCTAGCGTCTCGTTACACTAAAGCGTTGGCTCGTTCTATGGCGACCACGAAACAAATTAAGGCTGCATCCATTTTAAACAACGCCTTTTTAACAGGCGCGGATGCTATAGGTGATGGGGCCGCTTTGTGTTCAAATGCTCACCCATCTTTATCTGGAAACCAGAACAATGTTCTTGCTACAGCGGCGGACCTCAATGAGACTTCGTTGGAGCAAATGTTAATTGACATTGCAGGTTTCACAGATGAGCGTGGCCTTAAAGTTGCTGTAAGAGGAATGAAACTCATCATTCCAAAAGAGCTTCAGTTTATTGCAGAACGTGTTCTGAATTCCAATCTTCGTCCGGGGACTGCGGATAACGACAACAATGCGATGAAAAATATGGGTATGCTTCCTGAAGGAGCGGTTGTTAATCACTTCCTAACGGATACGGATGCATACTTTATAAAAACTGACGCGCCTAACGGTTTCAAATACTTCAATCGGTCTGCAATTAAGACTGCTATGGAAGGTGATTTTGACACTGGCAACATGCGTTTTAAAGCGCGTGAGCGTTATTCCTTTGGCGTCTCTGATTGGCGCTCTGTTTTCGGAACCCCCGGAGCAGCTTAATACCAACACTCCTCCTTGTTGGACTAACTGGGGCCGTAAATCGGCCCCTTTTTTTATTTCTTTCTTTCAATCTAACTTTGTTGTATAGAAAGTTATCCCTGACAGGCGCATGGTGCGTCTGACACTAGCCACGACAGGAGATAATAATGGCTAATACGACTTTTTCAGGTCCAGTTCGCTCTGAGGGCGGCTTTCAAGATATCACAAAAAATGCAACTACGGGTGCCGTTACTAGCACCATGACGCTTCAGACATACGAAGCTACAATTACTGTTGCGAATGGAGCCACTACAGGGAAAGAGACGGCAGTTGGAATTCCCGTAAACTTTATTCCTATGGGTGTTACCATTGCAGTTACCACGGCGTCTGTTAACAACGTTAATTTGGTAGACATTGGTACAGACGCAGATACGGATGGCTTTGTTGATGGAATTTCTCTTTCTTTGAACAGCACTGGTTTCAAAGGATTCCTTGGCTGCAACGGTGTTTTAGGCATGTCGGGTTTCACTACTGGAGCAAGTGGTCTGGTTGGCGATGAAGTAGAGCTTGTTGTATCGGGAGACCCCGGAGGCGATACGGTTATTGTTTTAAAGTTTTTCGGTATATCTAGCTCGTCCGACGCATCTTAATAGGAGTCTTAGATGGCTAACTCAGATGTACAATCAAAACGGCTTACGGGAACTGGAGCCGCTACGACGGGTCGTGCTAGGCTTCGGCAGGTTCAGGTCCTGACGTCGGCAGGAACAGGAAGGCTTACTCTTACCAATGGCAATGGTGGAGCTACAGTTGTTGATTTAGATTTTTCAGCGTCTCAAACTCATTCGGTAAACATTCCTGATGAAGGAGTTTTGTTTTCGTCTGATATTCATGTAAGTCTTGCCACTAACGTTACCGCTTTAACTATCTTCTTTAGTTAGGAGCTTTTTATTGACGGGGATGCCTAAACGTAACAAGAAGAATTTCCGCCCTACAAATAAAGGGGCGGGAATGACTAAGGCTGGAGTAGCTGCGTATAGAAGAAAGAATCCGGGTTCTAAACTTCAAACGGCGGTTACTGGCAAAGTTAAAAAAGGCAGTAAAGACGCTAAAAGACGCAAGTCTTTTTGTGCGCGGTCCGCGGGTCAAATGAAGAAGTTTCCTAAAGCTGCTAAAAATCCCAATAGTCGTTTGAGGCAAGCTAGAAAAAGGTGGAAGTGTTAATGTCGTATTCCCGTAAGTCTAAAAGTGCATCTAAAAAATCTAAGGGCAGCAAGATTTGTCCTGCGGGGAAGGCTTGGGCCCAACGCACCTTTGATACATATCCTTCGGCTTATGCTAATATGGCGGCTTCAAAATATTGTAAGGACCCAAATTATGCTAAAGGAGCTAAAGGTAAAAAGAAAAAGGCTTCGGCATAATGGGAGAGTTGAGAAAGTGGAGAGAACAAAACTGGGTTAGGATTGGAACTGATGGTGAAATCAAAGGTCCATGCGGCACTTCAAAGGATAAGAAGAACCCTGACAGATGTCTTCCAGAGGCTAAAGCGCGGTCTCTTTCTAAGAGAGAAAGAGCCGCTACCGCTAGAAAGAAAAAGCAAGAAGGTTCTCAAGGAAAAACCGTCGTCAGTAACACCAAAGCCGCGGAGGTCAAAACGGCAAGAAACGGCGGTGAAATCATTTCAAAAATCCCATCCACCAAGCGCAAGCGCCAAGCCCCCAAAAAAATGATGTACGGCGGAGTTGTGGCTAGAGGATGTGGAAGGGTTTTATCTAGTAAAAGAAAGTTTACTAAAGGTTCTGTAAGCGCATAAGGAGAAAATTATGGCTGTTAAGAAAAAGAAGAAAGCAAAAGGTTACGCCGCAGGTGGCAAAGTTCGCCGCATGGCGAAAGGCGGTGCTACGGGCGGTAAGATGCCTCGCCGTATGGCGAAAGGTGGCGCTATGGGTGGTAAGATGCCTCGTCGCATGGCGAAAGGTGGCGTTGCAGGAGGAAAGAAGCCTATGAAAATGATGGCGGGCGGCTCTCCTATGACAATGGCTCAATTAAAATCAGCCGCTAAACAGCGTGGTATGATGCTTAGTCCAATGAAGAAAATGGCAAAAGGCGGCAAGGTTAAAAAGTAATATATGGCATATTTGTATTCTAACGTGCCTTATTTTAAGGCGTGGGTGAGGCGTGAGTATACACATAATCATCAGAAGTATCATGGCGAGTTTTTACACGCCATGGTTATTGGGGTAACTACGCTCCCTAACAGGTGCTTGAGTTTTCAAGTTATGTTTACGGGTAGTGCTGCGGAAGGCGAAGACGACGACGATATTCATGGTGGGGCAATGTGGGCTAGGATGCCCATAACAGCACTTGTTGGAGATATTCCATTAGAGGAGTGGCCTGAACCTATGGAGACTTACGCGGCTCAACCTTGGGATTGTGCTTCACATCATCATTCAGTGTTTGTGATGGATCGCGCTACTCCATGTCCTTGGTTGGCTAAAATTGACAGTGAGATGTACCCTGCAAAGTATCTTTTTACTGTTGATTATACGGAGAGCGAGATAGCGGACGATCCTGCACAGCATAAGCAAAGCCATGTTTTACAGCTATTAGACGCGGGTGATTGGACAGGAAATGTGGTTGCTTTGCCGAATAACAGAGTAAGAGTTACGCATCCTGCGTGGTTTGTTACGGGGGAAGGCCCCCCTGACTTCAAACCTTCTCAACATATTCACTATTCAAAGAGTGATTTAGACTATACACTGGATGTTAACAGAATCTTTGATAATTTATATAATGAGGAAGACTGATGCCTGCCTATACAGAATTTTCGGTTACGGTAGTAAACACCTCTGACGGTAATCGGTATTATATAAATCTAGTTCGTCAAAAAACCCTCTCTCTAACAGAGGGCTCGATTTATCGGTTTGATCAATCTGACTCTAGTAATTCTGGGCATCCTTTGCGACTTTCTACCACTAGGGATGGTACGCATGGAAGCGGTGCGGAGTATACTACAGGTGTGACTACAAGCGGAACCCCCGGTTCTTCTGGCGCATATACAGAAATAAATGTTGCTGCGACCGCTCCAGATTTATTTTATTATTGTTCAGTACATTCTGGAATGGGTGGTATAGCTCAAACCATAGGCGGGTCTAGTTTTTCTCAATTTAATTTAGATATAGCAGAATACGTTGAAGAAGCTTTTGAAAGATGTGGCTTAGAAGTAAGAACGGGTTATGATTTTAAAACGGCTAAACGTTCTTTAAATCTCATGCTTGCGGAGTGGGCCAACAGAGGATTGAATCAGTGGACTATTAAAGAGCGCACTATCACCGTAACAGAAAGCACTGGAAGCTATTCAATTGGCGCAGATATAATTGATATTTTATCTGCGGTTGTTAGGAGAGACGGAACGGATTATTCTTTGGAAAGACTTAGTAGAGACGAATATTTAACTATTCCTACAAAGACCACAGAAGGCCGACCAAATCAGTTTTTCTTAGATCGTCAGGTTTCTCCAAATTTAAGAATTTGGCCCGTACCTGATAATAGCACAGACGTTGTTTACTATAATGCTCTTACTAGGATTAACGACGCGGCTACGCCAGAGGGCGATGTTGATCTGCCATTTAGGTTCTATCCTTGTTTAGCGGCGGGTTTGGCTTATTACATTTCTGTCAAACGTGCCCCCAACAGGGTTCAATTGTTAAAGGCAATGTACGAAGAAGAGTTTGATCGGGCTATGACTGAAGACAGGGATCGTGCATCTTTTAATGTTGTTCCTAAATATGAGTATTTGAGGACGGCGTAATGGCAAAATATGCTTCAGGTAAATATGCTTACGGTATTTCGGACAGGTCTGGTTTTCGATACAAGTTAAATGATATGCGAAAAGAGTGGAATGGTTTGCTTGTGGGTCCAGACGAATTTGAGCCCAAGCAACCTCAACTTGGTCCTTTTAGAAAAGTTACCGATCCACAGGCTTTAAGAAACCCAAGACCAGAGCAAAATTTAAAAGAACAAAGAAACATTCAGTACGGGTTCAATCCTGTTGGCTTTCATGGAGATGAAACTTTGACTCCAAATGCTTTGACAATTACAGGAGGAGTTGGAACAGTTACGGTGGTCACAACATGAGCTTTACATTCGCCCAACTGAAAACAGCATTGCAGGACTATACAGAAAATACGGAAACATCTTTCGTAACTAATCTGCCAATATTCATAAGGACGGCAGAGGAGCGTATTTTAAAGTCTGTTCAGTTAAGTCTTTTTCGTAAGAATGTTTCCGGATCAATGGCGAGCGGGAACAAGTATCTCGCCATGCCAACTGACTTTTTAGCGCCATATTCTTTAAGCTTTACTAATAATGGCGAACATATGTTCCTAGAGTTTAAGGATGTTAGTTTTGTGCAAACATATAATCCTGACTATAGCTCTACAGGATTGCCAAGATATTATGCGTCGTTTGATGTTAGTAACTTTATATTAGCTCCTACGCCCAATGCTGCTTTTACTGTAGAACTTCATTACCTGTATCGTCCAGCAAGTTTGACGGCAGGCTCTGAAAGTGGCACAACATGGTTGAGTGAAAATGCTGAATTAAGTTTATTGTATGGAGCTTTGGTAGAGGCGTATATTTTTATGAAAGGTGAACAAGACGTTATGGCAATGTACGACAAACGTTATCAAGAGTCTTTGACGGGCTTGAAACTGTTAGGTGAAGCAAAAGAAACCACGCAAGACTATCGTGTTGGTCAAGTAATTAGGCCGAAACAATAATGTTTGTATCTGATATAAAAATGCCAAGCCCCTCATTGGTTAGTGTTTCTACTACTAATAATCGCGGACATACACCTGAAGAGGTGGCTAAATGGTGTGTTGATAAGCTTGTTTTTGTTTCAGCCTCTGCTCCCCCTGAGATTAGAGATCAGGCAGAAGCTTATAGAGACAGAGTGGAAAAGATTGTCGCTCACTATATGAAAGAGGCTATCAAAAGTGATAGAACCACAGTATATAATGCAATTAAAGATGCGGGACACCCCAGTTTAGCTGAACATGTAAGGAGAATGTAGATGGCTTTTTCAGGCAATGCGATGTGTACATCTTTTAAAAAAGAACTGATGGAAGCAAAGCACAATTTTCTAAATAGTGGTGGAGATACTTTTAGAATTCCACTGTATACAAATAGTGCGGTCCCATCCGATATGGGCGGCTCTGGAAGCACGATGGACGCAAGCGTTACCAACTATGCGACGAACAATGAGGTGGCTAACGGAAACGGATACACCACCAAAGGTGCAGCGCTTACTCGTGTAGACCCAAGCATTCCTAGCGGTACAACAGCCATTACTAATTTTGCAACTTCTACGCTTAGTAGCTCTACAATTACTGCGCGGGGCGCAATTATTTTTAATGACAGTGCATCAAATGATGCAAGCGTTTTAGTGTTGGACTTTGGTAGCGATAAATCCTCTAGTAGTGGTGATTTTAGCATAACGTTTCCAACTGCAGATGCGAGTAATGCAATTATTCGGATTGCCTAAAAGGTGGTGCGATGGCTGTTCTTGCTAACAGAGTAAAAGTTTCAACCAGCACCACGGGTACTGGAACGATTACACTTGGTAGTGCGCTTGCTGGATTTCAAACATTCGCTAACGGTGGAGTTAGTAATAACGACACTGTTTCTTATGTTATTGAAGACGGTTCAAATTTCGAGATTGGTACAGGCACATATACTGATAGTGGCACGACACTTACTCGTTCGGTTGTGGAAAGCAGTAACTCTGATAGTGCTATAAATCTGTCGGGCAGTGCTATTGTAATGATTTCAATAGCCAAAGCCGATATGACGGCAAAGCAGGATAATTTAACAGGTGCTGCTACTACTATAGCTTCTTCAAATCTTACAACGGCTAGGGCTGTAATATCTAATGGAGACGGCAAGGTTGCTGTTTCTGGCGTCACAACTACAGAGCTTGATATTTTAGATGGCTTAACATCTTCTACCGCAGAACTTAATATCATGGATGGCGTTACGTCTACCACTGCAGAACTTAATTACAATGATACGGGTCAGTCTGTAGGAACTGTGGTTGCAAGTAAAACAGTGACTGTAGATGCCAATAAGGATGTTTCTAGTTTTAGAAATATAACGCTAACTGGAGAATTAGATGCAGGTTCGCTAGATGTTAGCGGCAATGCAGACATAGATGGGACGTTAGAGGCTGACGCTATAACCGTAAATGGCACGGCACTTTCCACAGTTATTGCAGGAACGACTGTAACCAACGCAACTAACGCGACTAACGCGACTAACGCGACCAACTCTTCTCATGTATTGGTGACTGATAATGAAAGCACCAACGAAGAGAATCTTATTGCTTTTGTAGAAGATGCAACATCGAGTACAGGCAATGTTGGTTTGGAGATGGATGGTAACTTTACATACAATCCAAGCACAGGAACAGTAACGGCAACAGTATTCAAAGGCAATATAGACGCGGTAGACGGTGATTTTGACGGCACTCTTGAGACTGACGCGCTTTCGTTAAATGGCACCACCGTCACCTCTACTGCTGCTGAACTTAACATACTTGACGGTGTGACTTCTACTGCTGCTGAATTGAATATTCTTGATGGTGTCACCTCTTCTACTGCGGAATTAAATTACAATGACACGGGCGCGTCGGTTGGCACAGTTGTAGCCTCAAAAACAGTTACTGTAGACTCAAACAAAGATGTTTCTAGCTTTAGAAATATAACACTAACGGGGGAGTTAGACGCAGGTTCGTTAGATGTATCAGGTGATGCCGATATTGACGGGACATTAGAAGCTGATGCAATAACATTAAACGGCACAGCGGTTACAGCTACTGCCACCTTGGACACAGGTATTTCAAACAACAACGTACCTAAGTTTACCAGTGGCGTTGTTGATAACGATTTCTTGCGCGTGGATGGCACTGCTATTGAGGGACGATCAGCTTCAGAAGTGCTTTCAGATATTGGCGGTCAAGCTTCTTTAACTTTCGGCATTTCAAACACAAACGCTGTAAAAATTGACAGCACTTCAGTTGCAGATGATGAGTATGCAAGATTTACAGCAAGTGGTCTTGAGAGCAGAGCAACATCTGAGGTTTTGTCTGATATTGCGGCTGCACCTGCGGCTGGAAGTTCAAACATTGTTACAACAGGCGCACTAAACAGCGGAAGCATTACCTCTGGTTTTGGCAGTATTAACAATGGTTCAAGCGCGATTACCACAACGGGCGTTGGATCATTTGGCTCATTGGACATATCTGGAGACATAGATGTTGATGGCACAACTAACTTAGATGCTGTGGATATTGATGGAGCAGTCCAAGTAGATGCTACTGTTACAGTAGGCGTAGATGATACAGGTTACGATGTTAAGTTCTTTGGCGATACGGCAAGCGCCTACATGCAGTGGGATGCAAGTGCCGATGATTTGATTTTAGGGGGTGCGGCAGGACTAATAGTTCCAGACGGCAAACTTACTCTAAACTCTACAGCGGTTACTTCTACCGCCGCAGAATTAAATATTCTGGACGGAGTTACTGCGACTACGGCAGAGCTTAACATAATGGACGGAGTTACTGCGACTACGGCAGAGCTTAACATAATGGATGGAGTTACTGCGACCACTGCTGAACTCAATATTGTAGATGGGGGTACATCTGCTTCCACCGTTACAGTGGTCGATGCAGATCAGATGGTTTTAAACGACAACGGCACGATGAAGCAGATCACAGTCAGTTCGTTTAAATCATATGCAGGGGGCGGTGCAATAGGTACTAATAAGGCGTGGGTGAACTTTTTCGGTGATGGTACTGTTTCCATTAGTGCTGATGGAAATGTGTCAACCATTACAGATAATGCTACAGGTGATTACACTATAAACTTTTCCAACGCTCTGACCGATGCTAACTATGCAGCATCTGGAGGCTCTGGTAACGGTAGTAATGACCCATACAGGGATGTAGGTTTTTATACTCCTAACCTCACAACATCAACAAAGATACAGACATGGTATGCTACGTCCACTGACGCAGACTCAGCTTTAGTTATGGTGGATGTAACGAGGTAATTTAATGACTAAATATCGTGTAATCTTTGAAGACCCAGATGATCTGGATGCTCCAGCAAAGGTTTTAATACCTTCTCAAAGATGGCTGGACGAAGCAATGTCGGGAGGACTACCTCCTATTTGGGTTTATTGGCAGTTACAAGATGACGAGCAACAAGCTATTGATAAAGGTCGGCATGGATCATTTAAACATGACCCAGAGAAACATGCTTTACAATGGACTGCTCCGCGCATTGGCCCTTTGACAGAAGAAGAAGCGATGGAGTATTTGTGCATGAAAAGTCTGCCGCGTCGCGTTTGGTCTGAGGAACACAATCGTCCTATGTTTTGGATTGTTCGCACAGAGCAAGTGCCATCTGATAGACAATTTAGAAATGCTTGGAAAATGGCAGCATGAGTACAATTAAGGTAGATACGATAAAGACTGTTGCAGGCGCAACGCAATACCCAGCAAAAGCTTGGATGAACTTTAATGGCACGGCGATTTGGACAATCAAAACTGGGGTTTTTTTGAATGATCAAACACACTAAGACAGGAGACTAATCGCCATGACCACATTCGTAAAAATAGGCGCTACATCCTACAAAGTTGGAGATTACACAGTTCCAGCAGATCGTACTTTTCGTGATGCTTGGTCTGCTCCTGCAACAGATACCACCGTTATACAGATCGACATGGCGGCTGCTAGAAAAATTTGGCAAGATAAAATAAGAGAGGCCCGTAAACCAGAGTTTGAAAAACTTGACACTCTGTACATGAAGGCTTTAGAGGCTGGTAATACATCAGATCAAGCTAGTATTGCTGCACAGAAGCAAGTGTTAAGGGACGCTCCAGCCAACTCTGGAATAGCGTCGGCATCAACACCAGACCAATTAAAAGCTGTTCAGCCAATTTCTAACGTAACGGTGATTTGATATGCCAAGTGTAATTACTAGCTAATGTTAGGTACAGGCCCATTAGCCACCGTTGCTTTAGCCTCTGGCTTTAGAACGGATCAAGAGATTGCGGTTACGGGTCTGCAAGGCACAAGCGCTGTTGGTAGTGAGACGGCTACTGGTTCTTCCGTATCTTCTGTTACAGGGGTTGCCGCTACAGGTGGTGTAGGCTCAGTTGTTGTTTCCCTTCCTAAAACTGTTGCTGTCACAGGAGTCGCCGCTACGGGCGGTGTAGGAACTGTAACGGCATCTCTACCTAAAACTGTTGCTGTTACAGGGGTTGCCGCTACAGGTGCAGCAGGTTCTTCAACGGCGACTGGCACAGCCGTTGTTTCTCTCACGGGCGTATCCGCCACAGTAACTAATGGTGGCGTTTCAGTAGATACCGCAGGTAATGTTAGCACTAGTGTTTCAGGTGTTGCGGCAACAAGTGGTGTAGGAACTGCGTCTGCTTTAACAGATCAAGTATTTTCTGTAACAGGCGTTTCTGCCACTGGCAGTGTAGGTACAGTAGGTTTTTCAGCTACGGTTGAGCAAAGTGTAACAGGTGTTTCAGCTACAGGATCGGTTGGTAGCGTTTCAGTCGATACTGCGGGTAATGTAATTGTATCTGTAACGGGTGTTGCTGCGACTGGATCAGTTGGTTCGGTCTCTGTATCAGGCGATGCTCTTACAGCCGCCACAGGCGTTTCTGCCACAGGTGCAGTTGGTTCGGTCTCTGTATCCTTGCCCAAGATTGTTGCTGTTACGGGCGTTTCCGCTACAGGATCGGTTGGTTCCGTTACTGTGGACACGGATCAAATACTGTCTGTTACAGGAAGCGCAGGAACGACTGGAGTTGGCTCTGTTGGGGTTGAAACAGACGATTTAATTTCTGTTACTGGATTGTCTGCTACAGGATCGGTTGGTTCGGTTGGAGTTGAAACAGACCAAGTAATTTCTGTAACAGGCGTTTCTGCCACGGGTTCAGTTGGGGGTGTTACTGCTACTGGAGCTACAAATGTCTCTCCAACAGGAGTTGCTGCGACTGGAGCAGTAGGCTCTGTGGGCGTAGAATTTGATTTTGTTGTTTCTGTTACAGGGGTCTCATCTACAGGATCTGTTGGTTCCGTAGGCGTTGAAACAGATCAAAATATATCCGTCACAGGAGTTGCTGCAACTGGAGCGGTAGGAAATGCGACAGCATCTATACCAATTGTTCAGCCTGTTACGGGGGTAGCTGCAACTGGCGCAGTAGGAAGCGTAACAGTAGTAGAGGGTACAGGCGTAACAATAGCGGTAACCGGAGTTGCTGCAACAGGACAAGTTGGAACTGTTACTGTTTCTTTCAATGTAACCGTATCTGTTACGGGAGTAGAAGCTACCGGAGAAGTAGGTTCCGTAAACATTTACGGTTTAATAATACCAGATCAAAATGCCAATTATTCTACGATCACGCCGTCTCAGTCGGCGGGGTACTCTACAATCACACCATCTCAAACACCAGACTGGACAGATATTGCTGCGTAAGAGTATAGTCCTAACAAATTCATAGTTGAGGTCAAGTTATGGCTACATACACTGCAGCGAACGCAATTAAAAAAATATCCACGGGCGACGAATCGGGTACATGGGGCGATAGCACCAATAACAACTTTGACATTATAGATCGTGCAGCAAACGGGTTTGTCTCAATTGCGTTGTCTGGCACCTCATTTACTTTGGCACTTTCGGCTACTGCGTCTTTATCTAATGGACATTACAAGGCAATAAAATTCACAGGTTCTCCGGGCGGGACATGCACAGTTCTTTTAGAACAAAGCGCAAAAGCAAGAATTTATATGATTCTTAATAGCACAGATCAGACATTAACAATAACTCAAAGAGTTTCAGGAACTACAACGGGAACAAATATATCTGTTGATATTTTGACAGGTAAATCTGCGATTATTTTAGCAGATGGGGCAGGTGATAGCACAGCCGTTGTTACAGATTTAACGGGAGTCCTTGGTGGTTTTGCTGATCTGGACGTAACAGCGGGTACTGTTAGTGCAAGCAAAGCAGTTGTTGTTGACGCGAACAAAGACATCACGGGCTTTAGAAACGTTACTCTCACAGGTGAGTTAGACGCAGCAACATTAGATATATCTGGAGATGCAGACATAGATGGCACTCTTGAAACTGATGCTTTATCCATAAACAGCACTGCTGTTACTAGCACTGCGGCTGAACTTAATATTCTTGATGGAGTTACTGCTACAACTGCCGAATTAAACATTATGGACGGCGATACATCTGCCACATCTATTACTGTGGCTGACGCAGACAGGCTTGTGTTTAACGATAATGGCACGATGATGCAGATCGCCGCTAGTACGCTTAAATCTTATACTCAAGGATTAACTTTTGCGTCTGTTCAGACTCACAGTAATAGCGTCACTAGCAGCAGTTTT